ATAGAAGAAAGTTACAATGACTTTGGTAGTTGGAAACAAAACGAAGTAGTTAATAAGGAAGTTGCCAATACCAGAAATGAACAAGAAGGCAATATGTGGTGGAAGACAGTAAAATCTGGCTTCAGTAAAGTTGCTACAGGTGTTTTTAGATCACAAGTAGAAAACAGGTTAAAACTCTTTGGTAACTTTCTTGATATAGTTACACCTGGCGGATATGGTAGTGGTGGTCAAGAACAGGCCGAAAGTTTTGCCAAAGGATTTGAAAATCCTGATGACATAATGTTCAAGAAGATTGTGAAATATCCTATGGATATGTCATCTACTATGGATCATATGTACTTCCAGTGTTACTCATATCAAGCCCCATATGCAGCAACTACTGGTGGTAAGTATGGTGCTGATGGTATTAGTGGCAATCCTGCATCGAACGTAGTTAACAATGTCATAGGGGGAAAAAGAAGTGGTTTAGCCTATGGTGCAGCAAGACAAACTCCATACAAAAAGAAATTGGGTGCTGGAATTAAACTACCTATGCCTAATCAGATCCAAGAATCAAATAAAAGAGAATGGGCTGCTGAGGAAATGAATACTCAAGCTCTAGGTGCTATCCAAGGATCAAGTAAAAGAGCATGGACTAGTTGGCTCACCAATGATTTCTTAGGAATGGGTGGCCCTATGAGAAAAATGTCACAACAAATGGAGATGGTGTCACAGAAGAGTGGTAGGACTCAGATGATGGCAAACCATATAAGTCAACTAGCATCCAAGATGGGAACCGAAGTTAGTCCAGAGGATATCCTAAAGAGAAGTGTAGGTATTGTAGCAAACTCAAACACAGAACTTTTATTCACTGGCGTAGGACTTAGAACTTTCAATTACTCATGGACACTAACTCCAAGAAGTGCTTGGGAAGCTCATAACGTAAGAATGATCCTCCGTGCATTTAAACAATGGTCTGCACCTAGAAAATTAAAGAAAATGAATTCTGGCATTTTTGATAACTCAGGAACAGGTAAAGCTGGTGGCCCTTCATTATTTCTAGGAACACCAAATATATTCAGACTACGTTTCGTAACTAGTGGTAATAAAGATATCCTTGGTCTACATAAATTCAAACCATGTGCATTAACTATGTGTAATGTTGGTTATACACCCGAAGCAAGATGGATGTCATATGAAGGTGGTATGCCTACTTCTGTGGAAATGCAATTAACTTTCCAAGAATTAGAACCAATATACAACACAGATTACAGTCCTGATGTTGCTAGAGGGAGAAAACATGATCCAAATAAAGATGGTGATACTGGCGACTTAATGCCTATCTGTCTAATCAAACAGAATGATCCAAATAGTTCAGACGTAGGTTACTAAAATGCAAGGTTATTTTTCATACTTCCCAGATTTACTCTACGTCTCTCGAATGACCAATAGGTCATCTAACGATGAATATGTAGCTGTAAAAAATATCTTCAAAAGACCTAAAATTCGTGACGATATGATGAGTGTCGTCACTGCTTTTGCAGACTATATGATTCAAGGCAACCAAAGGCCAGAAGAGGTTGCAGAAAAAGTATATGGAGATCCTCGTTTTGATTGGGTTGTCCTTATTACAAATAATATTACTAAAATAAGAGACCAATGGCCTCTTACTGATTATGATTTTAAGAAATATGTATTAGACAAATATGGTAGTGAAGAAAAATTAGCAGAAACTCACCACTATCTAACTGAATTGTTTATAGATGACTATGCTAGAGTCGTACTACCCGAAGGGTTAGTAGTAGACTCTAACTTTAATTGCAGTTATCTAGAAAGAAACAAAGTAAGACAAGAAGAAGTTGAATTAAGGGGAACAGTTCAACTAAATGATATGGCCTCAGTAGATGATGCAGGTACAGTTAGAGATAGTAATGGCAATATAGTTACTCACGGTAACGTATTCTCAATTACTAACTACCAGTATGAAGAAGAACTAAATGATGCCAAAAGAAGAATAAAAATACTGAAAGATGACTTCTTAGATACTGTTGTAAGTGATATGTCTAAAATAATGAAGTATAAGAAATCTTCTCAGTTTATTTCTAGAACAGAGAAAGTAACATATAACCCAAGACTCAGCGGACAATAAAATCCATTGCTATTGAAATTCTTTCCTTTTCGGAAGTATGTTCTGTAGTGTAATGTGGAACATATGAGGGGAATATTGTAAATCTTCCAGCAACATTCTCTTCTACTATTGGATCATAACAAGTACAAGTCTTATCACATTGTACTATAAAATTGGCACTCAAATAACCATCATCGTAATGATGATGTTTTTTTATGGATTCTCCTTTTCTAAGAACGTTCAACCAAGCTCGTACATGAACATCTGAGATGGGAGGGTTTCCTAACTTATCATTATACTTTTGGAGAGATTCCAATGCCCATATATGTAACTTCTGGGTTTCATGTGTATACCAATCAAACAAATTATATTGCAACGACCTAGTGGAAACATGATTCTCGTTCAATCCAGTAGTCCCACTAGTACCATCCCAAGGTAACTTTAAAAGTTCCTTTTCTTGTTCTAAACAAGTCTTTGCCAAAACAGGCAAAACTATAGGAAGATCAACCACTCCTATAGCAAAATTAGTGCCGAATTTAAGTTCCATAGACAAAAAAAAGAGACCCTTTCGGGTCTCTTATATAGTTAACTTTCTGCTAACTGTTGGAAGTACGAAAGAGCATCGTCTTCATCTTCCGTTGTTTGATTCGTTGCCGCAGCAGCGATCTTTTCTAACTCCTCATCAACAGGAGCCGCCACCTCACGATGGTTGTCCTCATCAGCAACCTCTGGATCCTGATAACGTAATGAACCAGTTGGTAGTTTAGAACCAAGAACTGTGTCAAGACGAGTCTTCAGAGCCTCATATGGTTTGAACTGATCTTCAGCGGTGAACTCACTGAGGTCGTAGATCTTATTGTAGATCTCCTCTAGCTTCTCATCATCATCTAATAGTGCCTCAACCTTACCGAACTCTGAACTATCATAGTTCCAGAATCCTGCAACCTGTTTAATCTTCAACTTGAAGTTAGCACCTTTCCAGAAATCAAAAGGATTAATTGGTTCTTCATCCTCAAACTCTGGTTGCATAGAAGCAGTGATCTTATCAAAGATCTTCTTACCGAACTTATAAAGGAATACTCCTCCTTCATTCTCAGGATTACTTGAATCCTTCACAACATAAACGTTTGCATAGTAAGAAAGCTTACGCTTCTGCTTACGTGCAATATCTTTATCAGACTCTCTACCACTATTCCACAGACTCCTGTTAAGTTCACCAACAGGGTCATCTTTACCAAGTGTAGTCAAAGAGTTTTCAATATACCAACCACCAGGCCCTTGAAAGGCATGACTCCAAACTTGTGACCAAGGAAGTTCACAATTAGCATGTGCAGGAAGGAATCGAATAACTGCGTATCCGTTACCTGCCTTATCTACAGCTGGTTTCCAAAGACGTTCATCAACATTCTTACCACCTTTTTCGTTGAGTTTCTCAACTTTTTTCATTAATCTCTCTGTGAGAGACCCTGCCTTAGATTGTTTCTTTAATGCAGCAAATGACATTTAGTATTCTCCGTATGTTTTGTATTTGTTAGGATTGTTTGTATTATACCGAATAATCAGTCCTTAGGCAAGTTCTTTTCCAACTTTTCTAAGGTTTGACTCATGAGATCAAAAAATGAATTGATATCTTGGCCAGGTTGTAGACCTAGAAACTTTGCAGATTCTAAGATCTGTTCTCTCATCTCAACAGCATCAGGATCATCCTTCTCCAATTTCAGACGAAACATAAAGTTTCTCTGTTTATCGAGAAGTTTTTTCATATCAGAAATATGTTTCCTTCCAGCATCACTGCTAGGTTTGGTTTTAAAACCAGTGGAAACAATACCACCCATAATATTTTCTTGTAATTCCTGTATCTCTGCCATAGCAGCACGAACTACAGGAGACTTGAAAAAATCACTCATGTTATAACTCTGATGTACTAGTATTTATAAGGGTTTAGCGTCTTTTTATCCACCTTGGGAGGTAGAATATTCCGAAGGAAAGACCCCAAAAAATAGCTAACGCTATTATATGTAATACCCTATTAGGGTTGACAATTAAACCACAGGTTACGAATGATATCCATAACCAATCTAAAGTACCATGAAGTCTATACCACATGTTATCACCAAATCTTTTGATGAAACCATCTCGTCTTTTGGCGAACCACGGTGATACGTGCCTCATCATAACAAAACCCTCATTAAAAAACATGAGAGTGAAACCAATCCAAAAAATCATATCGGTAATTTAGATCTAGAAGTTCTCTTAAGGTAATTTAATTCTGTAGCTTCTGCTTTTAACTTGTCTTTAAGAGGTTTGGAAATTAATTTCCCTACAGACTCAAATTCAATGTTTTTTTCTTCGCAGTAACTAATAATTGCCTCAATATAATTGAGTTCAGACTTAAGCACAAGTTGTTCAATATCACTTGTAAACTTATTCTGACAGAGAAATTTCTCTTGCAATAACTCGTTAACTTCTTTCTCCATACTCACTAAGTTTGTGGGTGACGAATTCTTTGATATACTTGGTAAGAAGCTTAATATACTCACCTTTGTTGCGTTTTTCATAAACTTTAACATCTCCATTATCAGCAACCATTAAGGTTACGATCTTTTCTACAGCAGTGCCTGTCATTTCGTAGTACATACATGCGTATGCAGTTTCTTGTACGAAATAGTTTTCCAACCACTTCTCAGGTTTGATTTTTTTGGATGTCTTGAAGTCTATTATGGCTAACTCGCCATTGTATTCTGCAATACAGTCAACTCTACCAGCAATGCCAAAGTATTCAGAATACAGTGGTTTTTCCAAAGCATGTATATTATTTATATTGTCTAAAGAATCTTTAGCCGCAACAAACAACGCCTTAGTCGTTGGTAGTACACCATCTATAGTATTAATATCCTTGTTTAAAAGATATTGTTCCACTAGATTGTGAAATCTTGTACCTCTATCAGTAGATACTTTCGTAATCTTGTTAGCTTCCTCTTCACCTATTTTTTTACGCCAATTAATAAAAGTCTGACGACTATAAAAACTAGTTACAGAGGTGATAGAAGGGGCTTTCTTACCATTGGGAAGATCATAATATCGAACCCCATCTATAGTATTGGCTTCTAACTCAAAATCACCGAGTTTATTTAAATGAACAAACGTCATAAAGAAAGAGCAAGTTTAGTAACCAAATAGTTTCTTACTAGACCAGAGCGAACAATGTCATCTATACCGAATTCAACAACACCGAAATCATCTTCCATGATCTCAATGATACGTTTAAAATCTAAGATGCCATTCTTCTCATATGATTTTGTAAGATCTGTTTGAGTAGAGTCACCGCAAAACATTATTTTACAGTTATCTCCAACTCTTGTTATTATACTATCAAGTTCGTGAAAATTCAAGTTTTGCATCTCATCAACTAAGACAATGCAATTATCAAGTGTTGTTCCACGGATAAATGAAGTACTCCAGAATGAAATAGTCTCCTGTGTTTTCAAATTGCCATAGAGCATCTCGAAATCACTATCAGAAGGCATTTCAAACATGTACTTTACCATATTCTTATAAGGAATCTGATAAAGGAATGATTTATCTTCATGATCGCCAGGAAGAAAACCAATTTCTCTTGTAGAGACTAGAGACCTAACGATATAGATTTTATCATAAGGTGTCGTCTCATCAAGAACATCTTTTAGGGCAAGGTAGAGACTAATAAAAGTCTTACCTGTACCCGCTGCACCATAGGCAAAAAGATTCTTACCTTTTTCATAATGATCAAAAAGAATCTTTTGATTATCAGTTATGGGTTCTACATCTACCAACATGCCATTATTGATAGGTTTCTTGCGACGCATTTGTTTCGCAGTCATACCTACTCCAATTGGATCATTGGAGTTACTTCTTTTTTTTCTTGGCATGTTAGGTGATACCTCGATTTGCTAAACGTCCTTGAATTCCCCCAGCCTTCTTGGCTTTATCTGTAATCTCCTTCCAGCCTGGGTGTTTATTCTCCAACTTATCTCTCCATTCTCCAACCTCACCTACTCCTGGCATTGTAGATGGATCTGACCAATCTCTAGTCCAATCTGGATTATCTTCTCTCCATTGATCCCATTCCTTAATGCTCATGGCGACTTCTTTCTGTTCGCCTGTTTTTGTATTTACTACAGGATAGGTGGCCATTAATTGTCCTCCATAGCTTTTGTTACCTTCTCGGCAGCCTCTTTTACGTTCTCAACTAAATCTTGAACAAGATCTCTTTCCCATCCAAGAGCTTCAGAAACAACAGGAAACTGTGTAACAAATACATCTTTACAAGCATTTGCAATATCCATATGTTCCTTTTGAGTACCATTGGCAGTCCTCAATGAGATATAATGTATCCAAGAACGACATGAACCAGTCATGTAGATTCTAGTCGGTGTGGCAAGGGGTAGAACCATTCTGGCACATTCCTTTGCAACACCACACTCAAGCATTTGAGTATATAATGACTCACAAGAACTAAACAATGTTTTAGTCTGTCTTTCCAACTTATCTATAAGTTCTGGATCCAAGTCGTCTGTCGAGTTTTGACGATTCTTTGTATCCTGTCTCCTAAGATCAGGCAATGGGATCTTACCTAATGCTGTACTATCAGCATATCTCTGACTAAACTCTTGGAAAGTAAAAGACCTGTGACGTAATACTTGTGCAGCAATGGCACGAGTAGTCTCGATCTCCAGTGTCATAGAGGACTGTTCAAAAACTGACCAATGATTATGATTGATACAATAATTTAAAAGACCTGCAAATTTTTCATTGTCCTGATTATTAGGGTTAGATACTCTGGCAATGTATGCCATAGTTTTCTCCGCATCAGGAGTAACATTAACTAATTGTACATTCATAATTCTTCTATCTGGTCGCCATAAGTGACTTTTTCCTTTACATTGGATCGGATAGTATAAGAATCTGTATTTGAGTAAATCTCTGATTCCAGTGCATCTACAAGAGATCTTAGGTTCTTGTAAATTAGTTTTAATCTTTCTCTATCGGGTTGCATTTTAGACGTAATAATTGAAGTTGATTAAACACCTACGAAGTTCATCTGTGCATGATGTTCCAGCATGTTTCATGTTAGAATCAAATACTAACATACGATTGGCTATACTGTCAACCTTTGTACCATCTTCAAATCTAGTGTAACCATTATTGGTATTCACATAATAAATCGAAGTGATAGCATCGTCAAAGTCAGTATGCAATTCATACTCCTCAATTTCAGGTGTTCTCATATTTAGATTGGCCTTAATCCTAGCAATTGCTGATGGATCTATCCTCTCTATAATGGGTGTGAGACCACCCCAGAATTCACTTCTAGGTTGATATTGGTGATAAAAAATATGACAAAACTGGTACTTTCCATCTTTAGGCATGTTTATGCCATCTGAAAAGTTCCAGTTCATCAGGTTATCATCCATCATCAGTTTACGAACATTCTCGTATTCTTCAGGATTCAAAAAATCATCATAAACTTTCAGTTTCGATCTCATCTGCTTCCTTCAGTAGTTGTGACACATATTGTTCTGTGCCATCCATAGTCTTTACAGCAAATAAATTAGACTTCATATATCTCTTTGTCTTCTTATATTTTTTCATTAATCTCTTATACTCCTCGGCATTCATCTCCACCTTGCCTTGTTTGGCATCGCCACTGTACTTACTTCCAGCAACATTTCTGCCATCTCCCATAGGAGAGGATCCTGAATATTCACCCATTACTTTTTCTTCTGTGGTTTTTTAGGTTTTTTCTCTGTCTCTGGTTTGATCATACTGTCTCTCCAGAGTTTAGGGTTCATCTGCCCTTCAGTCTGTGTCCACTTCTTCAAACCTTTCTTGTACTTGTCATAATAGTGGTCGAACATATCCACCTGTTTCTGACATATAGTAATGTCATAAGAAGTTTTATCTTCTTTCTTACCCTCGACCTCCACTTCCTTAACATACTCTACGAGATATGCTGTATAAGGAAGTTTCTTGTCTTGGGCTAGTTTAGGATCGCAATCTTCGTGAATGATTTTCAACTACGGTTCCCCCATGTGATTTCTGGCCATGTTAATGATACCAATTCCTTAGTGATACCATACTTGGTTCCCAATAACTTATCCTTTACAAGAATAAGAATCTCGGCCTCTGATTGAGGAAGAGTCTCTAACAAATTGATAAAGATAGTTTCTCTCTTTATCTTATTGAGTTGGTCATCACCACCTTTCACAAAACGATAAAATTGATTACCACAATTGCGAAGAGTAGTTCTTGATGGAACTCCCTTACTTGGATCTGCCAATTCAGCAGTATCCACAGGTTGATAAGGAACAGTACCTTCTGGTAGTACAGAAACTACACTTGGATCAAAATTCCAAATCATTAACATTTTGAAAGAATCTTCTCCATGAGTACGGAGTAGATCAACCTTCTTGGTCTTAACTCTCTCAGAATCAACAGCTTCTAATAGTTCATGCACCAAAGGATTAGGTGGCAGTTCTTTCTTTTTAACTGTCACCGTCCTTGGTTTAGTCACGGTTTTTTTAGTTGCTGTAGTTTTGCGAGTACTAGGTTTCTTCCTAGTTGACGTAGTTTTACTCCTCGTCGTCTTCTTCGCTGTTGTCATCGTTGTTTTCAAACCTCACGGCTACAATTTCATCGGGAAGTACGTTCCCATTCTCGTCAAACATCTCTGGGTGGGTATAAACCGCCTGTTGTTGTAATCCGAGATAATTATTTTGTTGGGCTAACCAGCCAATTATACCACCAATCATCAGAAATGTCACGCATAACATGGTCATTACAACAAGAATTGAAGCTTCCATTGGTTTTCTCCCAAGATTAATTACTGGTTTTGTCTTTAATGTCGAATGATAGACTAAATTCTTTACCGAATAGAGTAAATCTTAAATCGAATAGATTTTTAGTTAATGGTTTCGGTTTTTGTTCCCCTTTTAGTAATAGTTCAACGCCCTTATTTATGTCCATATCTGGAGGTAACATATTAAATAATCCTATGATCTTTTAGATATTTTAAGGTTTGGTTAGCGTCTCCTATAACCTTACCCTCTAACATTATCTGAGGGAGGGCACGAACATTTGGAAAAAGTTGTTGAAACTCCTCCTCAGTATAGTCCTTGTCCAATTCCCTGTAATCATACTCTTTTCCTAGCATCTCTAAGACCATCTTGATCTTCATGCACATAGGGCATTCATCTTTTCCGTATATAATGAACATAGGTTTAATACTTAATTACTTCTACTGAATCCCATTGGTGTTTAAAAACTAAAAGTGCAGAAAGTGAATCTTCATTGAAACAAACAGTGAAGTAAACCTCATGTCTTCTATTATCCAAACTCCGTTTCTGATCCTCATCGCCTATAAAAAGAACCCGACCTTCGGTATATGTACCTCCGCCATCGGGAACTCTTACTATTGAATTTTCACGGATTTCTAGCGTTTTCGCAGTATCTAAGAAAATCGACTTCGATTCCTCTGGTGTCTTTTTTACCCTGCGATACCCAGATTTGGCAAAATTCATAGAGGAACCTGACATGATCTAAATCATTATAATGTTTAAGTGCTAAAAGAGATTCTTGACGTATTTTCATACGTTCTTCACTGTATCTCCAATCATCCATTGATCGAATTCCAATCATTTTGGAATAACTCTAAACCCTTATCAGTCAAAATATGACTATACATTTTGTCAAAAATTGCAGGAGGCATAGTTACCACTTCAGCTCCTACTGCAAAACACTTGGCAACATCAGCTACATTCCTTAAAGAGGCAGCCAATACTTGAGTTCTTGACAAGTGTTCTTTATATAGAGATGAAATATCCTTAACTAATCCCACACCATCGAATGAGTTATCATCAACTCTACCCACAAATGGTGAAACATAAGTGGCACCTGCTTTTGCAGCAAGGACAGCCTGTGCTACTGAGAAACATAATGTTACATTGACGGTAAATCCATCGGTTGTTAACATCTTACAAGCTTTTAATCCTTCTTGAGTCAATGGTACTTTAATAGTAACATTACTAAGACCTTTAAATGCTTGGGCCTGTTCCATCATCTCAGGAGCAGTCTCTGCGACTACCTCTGCAGATATGGATTCAAAGTAAGGAAACTCTCCAGAGATCTTTTTAATAGTCTCTACTGGATCTCCACCACTTTTAAGTATAAGTGTGGGGTTTGTTGTAACGCCATCAATAAGACCTGTCTGAACACGTTCATTAATAAGGTCAAAATCGGCGGTATCAAGGAAGATTTTCATCGTGTTTCTTAATTTTTTTGTTTTGTTTTTTAATTAACTTCGCATACTTTACATCTGAATCCGTCCAAAATTGTGGATTCTTCTTTGCTTGTTTAATTAGCCTTTTCGCTGTCTTTCTGAGGTCTTTTCTCTGTAACTCGTCTTGCAAACTAACTTCTCCGTCTTCTTGTGAACCTTAGTATTTAACATCGGAGATAGGTAGAAATACGATCTCTCCTGAAAAGGCATAGATTCTCTTAACTTTCTAACTACTAAAAGTTGTTTTTCTAGTAGATTCATTTCATCGGGCCCTTATTGTGGAACCCTCTTATCCTCAAATCCTTGGTCACATATTGTATCACAGTTTCTCTGATTTCCATCATTTCATTGTAACACTTCTGATTATGACCACATGCTCTGAGATCATTATCTGGTTTATAAAGAGATTCTAGAAATAAAGACACTGCTCTGTCATATTTCTCTTTTTTAGATTCTCCTCCATCTACTGATGCTTGGTCTTTCATGGGGTTTTTGTGGGTTTTTCAGTACAGTATTTCTCCGCACCTGTAACCAATGCAATTTGTTCAATATTCATCCATTGTTTTTCCATCTCTTGAGCAAGATACATAATCTTTTTATCATGTATCTCATCCGCTTCTAAAAGATGAGTAATGGTGCGAGTCAGAGTTTGTCTGTTACCATCTCCATCCTTTAGATAGATTGAATAACTGGTTCGGAATTTCCTAACCAAATGAATTCTTAGAGCAGCATATAGAAATAAATTACAAATAATGATTAGAAACACAGTCATTAACTTCGTCTCCAATTATTAATTTTAGATCTAATAGATCCCCAAAGAAGATTAATAAATCCTCTAAGACTATCACCTTCAATCTCGTCAAACATCTTCATGTTTAACTTGAAGGCAACATTTGCCTCATCGATAATTGCATTAGCTTGATCTTCGTCAATGGGTAGATTATCCATTGCGGCACGGTATTTAGTCTTAAATTCCTTACCATCAGGAATATCATCAAATTCATAAAAAGCAAGACCATCATCTTTAAGATTAAGAGCCTTCTTTGCTATGTTTTTGAGTATCTGACCACCAGACAAATCACCTAAGTAACGTGTGTAATGGTGTCCCACCAATAATTCTGGGTCAATATCCCTTATGCGATTGATATAATTCTGGCATCCGTCTGTTGGAGAAATAACATCCCTCCACATAGGGCCATAGAAATACTCACAATCCTTTGCTAAGGTGGGAGTACGTCTTAATTCATCAAAAGCTATAGGAGATACTACAGGATTACTTTTATTTTTGTCAACTTCTTCCTCAAGTGCTCTATACACAAAGTAGAAGTTGGCAATTAATCCCCTGTAACTCTCCTCATTAACCATGCCTGCAAGGAAATTCTTAACGAATCCCGTGTTTTCAGCCATAGTATGGGAGGCCTTTGTACCTTCTTTAATCTGTTTTGAGAAGTTCATGTGGTTATTCTACTGTATCTTGATCCTTTTGTCCAGCGGGGTGGAAAGAATATTCATTATTCCACTTAAATGCCGTATTGTTCAATTCCTGTTTTTTAGGATCAGGAATCAGTTTATTTAGAGCCCTTATAATAAGACCCTTAATCTTCCTTATCATTAAACCTTACTCCTTCACAATCAGATTTAGAACAATAGTATCGTCCATCTTTATCTGTGGATTTAGTCAGATATTCACACTCTGATGTCCATTCATCCATTGCCTCTCTAACGATAGATTTTATCTCATCTCTCCACATCTCACGATACCTTTCATACCGTTCCCTTCTCTTTTCTTTGATCTTTTTGAAGTTAAACATCTTTCTCTTTTAGGTAATCGACAAATAGTATACCATCCAAATGATCCACTTCATGTTGTACAACTCTCGCTGCTAAACCACTAAGCTTCCATTTCTTATATTTACCATCCTTATTTTGGAAGGTTACTCTAATTTCTTTAGGTCGTGACACCTCTCCATTTTGGTCTGGAACACTCAGGCATCCCTCCTCAAATAATTCCTCTTCTTCACTTCTCCAAGTGATTTTGGGATTTACCATTAAGTGTGTATATCTACCATGTTCTTCTGTCGTCTCATCTACAATTATAACTCTCTTATTAATGCCTATCTGGGGTGCTGCAAGGCCAATACCATCTTCCTCATACATGGCCTCACACATATCCGTAAATAATTTATGTATCTCATTCTTATCAAATACCACTTCCTCAGAAGTAAGTCTTAAACATCTATCTCCAATTCTTTTAATCTTCATTGGCTCCAATCTTGATAGGGTGGTTCTTCTTCTATTACAGTATGTTTGAAGTGTTCTGTATCAAAATATGATGGAGGCAAGTCATATCCACCAACATCATAAGGCCCTGCCATTTTCTTTTTATATTCCCTTTCATCTAATACTTCATTAATTAGAATCTTCAACTCTTTACATAGTTCTGGAGTAATTATCCTCTTTGGTTGCACAACAGCAGGTTTGTATTCTGCTGGGCCAGTTGATTTAGCATTAGGATCAGTGGGCCCACTCATCCCTTGTGTGTCTATGTAAGATCCCTTCTCTATCCTTGCCATATCATATCAGGCATTGCTGCTGGTTGTTGTCTTCCGACAGTAAACATAAGAATAAAATATCCTACGAACCATATTAAATTAAAAATCCAGGCCTGTCTATAGAGATATTTTCTTATTCCCATAGCACGGTTTACCATCTGAACATCAGCATATACGTCTTCATTACCAACTCTTCTTAGAATTTGTTCGATAATCACCGCAATAATAGTAGCTATCACCAATGGATAGAATACAAAATTTGC